CCGATCATTTACGGCTGGGTACCGGGCGGCGCGCATCGGGCGCCGCCCGACCGGGCGGGTGATTCGGTCTGGGAGGTGCCGCGACCGAAGCGGTCCGAGGAGCACCCGACGATGAAGCCCGTCGCGCTCGTCACCCGGGCCATCCGGAATCACACCGCACCCGGCGCGCTGGTGCTCGATCCGTTCGTCGGGTCCGGGACGACGATCCTCGCCGCGGAAGAGACCGGCCGGCGCGCCGGCGGCGTGGAGATCGACCCGGCATACTGCGATGTCGTGTGCCGCCGGTTCGAGGCAGCGACCGGGACGGTGCCGGTGCTCGCGGCCACGGACGAACCCCGCTCGTTCCTGGCGCCGACCCAATAACAATTGGGTCAGGAGCGTTCGAGGCGATCGAGGCGGTACTGGTAGTCGGTGAGCCGGGCCGTGAGCGTCGACCGGTACCGCGCCAGCTGTAGCGAGACGGTCTCTTCGCCGTTCTCGCCGATCTCGATCGAGGCGCCCACCACCCGGGCGGTCGTGTCGACGTCGAGTCGCCCGGACCGGATGAGCAGGCGGATGGTGTCACCGAGCCACACGACCCCAGGCGCCCACGTGCCCGGCGTCAGGGTGATGCTGTAGGACGGCGTGATGGTCGACACAGCGACGATGGCGCCGTCGGCCTGCTCGTTGATCGCCGCCGGGGTGGCCAGGTCGGGGTTGCCGAGCTGGCGTTCCCATCGACCCTCGATCCCGGGGACGATCACCCGGGTCGCGGACGGCACCTCGTCCTTACCGGAGAACCGGATGGCGTTCGCGAAGTCGCCCGACGCGACGGTACGGCGCACGTCCGAGACGTTGCGGCCGTACTCGGCGACGAACAGCACGGTCGAGGTGCCACGCCGCGGGTAGAAGATCCGCAGGGCGAGGGTCGGGGAGATGTCCCAGTCGAACCCGTTGAGCGCCCGGCCGAGCGACCCGATCAGCTCCCCGATCGTCGACCCGACGTCGTAGGTGCGGTCACGTTTCACGCCGGTCGCCGCGGGCGCCGCCGCGATGCCGAGAGTGCCGAGCGCCTGGGTGTCGTTGATCAACGTCGCCGCGATGGTCGCCTGGTCGATCTGGTTGAACGCCGCGGTCGAGCCGGGCCACACGATGCGCCGGTCGAGCAGCCCGCGGTAGTCGACGGCCGAAAACGTGCAGGTGTGCACGTTCGCCGAGATCGTGTCGTCCGAGGCGTTGATGCGGCCACGGAACAGGGCGACACCGTCGCGGGCGACGACCAGGTCGGTTTCGAGCTCGTCGATGAGCGCGGTCTGGGGGTGGCGGCCGGGGAGGGTCCAGCCGGCGGACGAGTTGTCGTCGAGCGCGAAGTCGAGGCGCCGGGTGCGTGCCTCGGTCAGCTCGGCGACCCCGGCACCGCCGGCGGTCGCGGGCCGGACGAGCACGAACTGGTAGCGCGGTGGCTTCACCGGCCTGTCACCATCGCTGCCCGACCTCGAACACGATCGACGCGACGAGGATGCTGCCGTTGACCGCCCACCCGGCGGGGATCGTGCCCGTCATGTCCTCCAGCATCGCCGCGGTCGATCCGTCGGTTACACCGAGGGTGGCACCGCGGGGCACCGAGAAGAACAGTCGGCTTCCATCGAACGTGGGTGCCTTCGGGATCACGGGGTAGGCGCCGCGGCCGGCGATGGTGAGGATGCCGTTGCCGAACTGGTCGCCGCTTCCGGTCGCGGTCGAGTACCCCGGCGGCAGCGAAACCGCGAACACGGACGCGGGGATCGCGGGGCTCGGCCCGATGGTGATCGCGACGCGCAGGTGCATCAGGAACGGTCCGACCATCGTGAAGCGGCCCGCCACGGATCCGCCGGTGCCGAGCCCGGTGCCCGGCAGCCAGGCCGGCGTGTAGGACCGCCAGCCGGCTTTCGGGCTGACCCGCTGGTCGGTGATATTGGCGTTCGTGATCGACGCTTGGCCGGCGGCGATATTGATGATGGCGAGGCCCTGACACGATGGCGGGAGGGTCGGCATGACGGGTGACGCCGCGGGGGTGCCGGTGAGCACCTCGAGCTGCCATCCGTTGATGGACCCGCCGATGAGTGAGGCGTCGTAGACGTGGGCGACGACCCGGTCAATGCGGGAGAGTCCGGCGGCGGGTGCGCCGGCGATGGCCAGGTTGTTGACCGCGTTTGACCGGGCCAGTGTTCTCAGTTGGTTCGGTGCGTCGGTGATGCTGATGACGATCCGGCCGGGCGCGACGTCGACGGACATGTTGGCTCCGGCGGCGCGTTGGGTGACGGCCAGTTCGCCCAGGCCCTGGACACCGCCCTCGGTGACCAGGTCGAGTAGTACCCGGTCGAGCGCGGCTGGGTACACAGAGTTCTGCAGCCACAGCGGCTGGTCGAGTCCGACCATCGCCTGCGCGCCGGGCGCGGCGTCGGCGAGACTGGCGAACCCTTCGGCATCGGTCTTGTCGGGTTCGGTGTCGGCGGATCGGCGGGTCATCGGGTCCCCTTCTACAGGTAGGCGTCTGTCCACTCGACGAGAAGTTGGGACGGCGCCGCGAACGTCGCCGCGTTGAAGGTGACGGTCGGGTCGCCGGGGTGGAGCGGTCCCCAGATGGTGCGGGTGACGTCGATCGTCGAGTACCGGTCGGCGACTGGGTCACCGTTGAGCCGCACTGTGCGGGCCGCGGTGTCGATCTCGACGTAGTCGTCGGTGAGGATCGTGAGCGCCGTGAACGCGACGCACGAGGCGTTGCCGGCCGGGTCGCTGGTCCGGATGATCGGGTTCGTACACGGCCCGAAGATCTTGTAGGTCGGCCATGTCGGGTAGTCGCCGGCGACGTCGAGTACGGCGAGCCCGGAACCACCCCAGTTCGATGGGTAGATGCGGGGGAACACGAGGTCATAGGCGCGGCCCTGCGTCGCCGACATCGGCGGGTACACCGTCACCGACGACACCGCGGGCTGCCCGTCCGGGCCGGCGGCGTAGAACCTGGGGTCGGGTGCTTTCCATGACGCGGCGAACGGGCAGCGGCCCGGGCGTTCGATGGGTGCGGCGCACTGGTCGCCGCGCAGGCCGATGGTGCGTGGCACGTCGTCGTTGAGCTTGACGGTCAGGGTCGGGCGGGACCCGGGCCGGCAGTAGAACGAGAGCCGATCGAGGATCTGCTGGCGGGTGCCGGCGGCCGGCGACGCGATGATCTGGCCGGACAGGGTGATGAGCCGGGCACCCACGTAGGTGGTGAGGTCGAGCGTGCCGTCACGGTCGGGCAGGTCGTAGGCGACTTCCCGCACGGCGGGCGCGCCGATGTCGACCTTGCCGACGAAGACGCCGTTGTTCGTGTAGTCGGACAGGTCGAGCGTGTCGTCGCCCAGGCGGAGCAGGAGCATCAGGTTCTCCCGGCGAGCACCGCGAACTCGGCGGTGCGTAGCAGCATGTCGAGGTCGGCTTCGTTGCGGAACTCGGCGTTCTGGATGACGACGGCCGGGCCGGTGCCGGGTGACCCCAGGTCGGTGAGGTACCCGGCGCCGGACCCGCCGGTGACGGGCGCGTTGATCGACGGGATCGGCGTGGAAGCGATCGTCGACGTCACCGCTCCCATCTCGGATTCGAGAGCGCCCATCTGGGAATCGATGCCGTCGATCAGTCCCTGCATGATGAGCGACCCGGTGTTCGTGAGCAGCTTGGCGTCGTAGGAGGGTGGCCCTTTCCAGCTGACGATCTTCCCGGCGATCGACCCGACAGCGTCCTTGAGGTTGCCGAGACCGTTCATGATCCCGTCGATAAGGCCGCGCATGATCTTGCCGCCGACGTCGAGCAGCATCCGCCCGGCGTCGCCGATGGCGCCCATGATGCGACCGGGGATCCCGGTAAAGATGTCGAGCAACCAGCCCACCAGGCTGTTGACGCCGTCGATCATCCCGCGGATCGCCTCGGCGCCCTTGTTCCATAGCCAGCCGGCGATGTTGCCGATGGCGCCGACGATGCGCCCGGGTAGCGATATGTAGAACCCGAGCAGTTCACCGGCGAGCGACACGGCGGCGTCGATCATCGACCGGACCGCACCCGAGATCACGTCCCACAGCCGTGAGCCGAGCTGGGCGAGCGCACCGAAGATCTTGCCGGGCAGCTCGGCGAACCATGCCAGCAGCTTCGGGATGAACTGGGCGGCGGCTTCGATCATCTTCGTGACCGCACCCGAGATCGCGTCCCACAACATCGACCCGAGACCGGAGAGGAACCCGAGCAGCTTGCCGGGCAGTTCGGCGAAGAACGGTTCGATCGCTTCGATGAACCCGCCGACTTTCTCGCCGAGCGAACCGAAGAACTCGCCGACGTTGTTGATGATCCCACCGAGGTCGGTGAACACCGTGAACACGTTGCCGATCCACGTGACCAGGTTCGTGATGACGGTGATGATCGGCGGGAGAATCGCCTGCAGGAGCCATGTGAATGCCTGCAGCAACGGGTCGAGTGCTTTGACGACCCCGACGAGCACCTTCGACGCGAGGGTGAGCAGGATCGACACGAGCGGCATCACCGCGGTCAGGACCTGGCCGAGCAGCTCGAACAGCATCGTCACGATAGGCAGCAGGTTCTCCAGCGCCGGCATCAGCGCTTCGAGGACGTCGCCGAGCAGCTGGGCGAACACGTCGGCGATCATCACGATCACCGGCATCAACGCCTCGATGACCGGCATCAGCGCCTTCATGGCGGCGGTCAGGATGTCGCCGACCATGGCGCCGAGCCGGCCGACGATCGGCGCCAGCTTCTCGAACACCGGTGCCAGCGCCTCGAAGACCTTCATCAGCGTGTCGCCGAGCAGCGCGCCGAGCTGGGAGAGGACCGGTACCAGAGCGTCGAACGCCGGCTGCAGCGCTTCGAGTGCCGAGGTGAGCACGTCGCCGATGATCTTGGCGAGCTCACCGATGATCGGCAGCGCCGCTTCGAGCAGCGGGCCGATGAACCCGGCGAACGACTCGACGAGCGACCCGACGATCGGGATCAACGCCGACATGACCGAGCCGAGCGCGCCGCCGATCAGGGTCACGACCTGGGCGATGACGGGCATCAACGGGATCAGCGCATTGAGCAGCGGCTGAATGGCGGCGCCGACGAGTTGCACGAACAGCGGTGCGACGGTGGCGACGACACCGGAGAGCGCACCGAGGATCGGGGTCAGGCCGGTGGCGAGCTGGCCGATCAGCGGGCCGAGCGTGTCCATCACCGACCCGAACGCTTCGCGCACCGCCGGGGTCCCCGCGGCGATGCCGAGCAGCATGGCCGGCAGCGGGCCGAGCATCGGCACGAGCATCCCGAGCGGGCCGAGCTTGGAGAGGATCCCGGATCCGCCGATGGACAGCAGCGCGGCGCCGATCGGTGCGAGCGCAGGCGCCAGCTTCGAGATCTGATCGATGAGCCCGCCGATGCCACCCGAGTCGATGCCTTTGATCGCCGCGGTCATGTGCTGGAACAGCGGGGTGATCTGGGCGAGGACCGGGCCGAGCCGGTTCGTCATCGCCTCGATCAGCGGCTTCGCCATCGGTTCGAGCGCGCGCAGCATGTTGGCGAACTGGTTGACCCACTCGACGGCCATGCCGCCGCCCTCTTTCGAGATGAACGGCTCGACGAGCGCGGACCCGGTGTCGCGCATCGCGGCCTTGATGCGCTGCAGCGACCCGGTCCACGTGGTCTTCACCAGCTCGGCGGCGCCACCGAACTTGGCGGTCATGCCCTCGGTGAGCATGTCGAGAGCGGCGCGCCCGTCGATCGCGCCTTCGCTGATCTTGTCACGCACCTGGTCGGCGGTGAGACCCATGGCGTCGCCGATCAGCTGGGCGGCGTTGACGCCACGGATGCCCATCTGCATCAGCTCGCGGGCGGTGATCTTCCCGGTCGACTGGATCTTGCTGAACACGTAGGACAGTTCGCCGATGTCGGACGCCGAGCCGCCGATCGACGCGACCGTGTCCTGGATCGCTGAGAGTCGCGGCACGACGTCCTCGCTCGACGTGCCGAACGCGATCATCTGCTGGGTCGCCTGGATGAACGCTTCGCGGGGGAACGGCGACGTCTTCGCGAACGTCGAGATCTGGCCCATCATGTCCCGGGCCGCTTCGGTCGAGCCGAGCACGGTCTTGAACGCCATCATCGACCGCTGATACATGGCGTTGTAGTCGACGCCGAGCTTCACGGTCTCCGCGGCGAACCCGGCGGCGGCGCCGGTGGCGACGGTGAACGCGGCGGCGAACGCTGTGCCGATCTGGCCGATGGCGCCGCCGACACCGGACAGCGCGGCGCTGATGCCGGAGTTGGTCTCGGCGCCGAAGCGCGACAGGTCGGGTCGGATCGCGACGAAGGCGTCGCCGATGGTCGTCACGACGCCATCACCTCACCGCCGAAGCGCGCCACGGCGACCCGCCGGCGGCGTTGGCCGATGCGCCGGCGTTGGCGGTCGGTCATGACCGGTTCGAGCAGGGACGCGTTGAACTGGTTGAGCCCGTCGTCGTCGAGACCTCGGGCCAGCAACGCGTAGGTGATGTTGATCAGCCGGCGAGCGCTGAGAGATCCGGCATCGACGCCCGAGAGGGCAAGGGTGCCGTCGAGGAATCCGTAGTGGCCGACGGCCCAGCACGCGAGCCGGATCGTCGCTCGGTAGGGCGACCGGAGATCGCTGCTCCGATCTTCTCGATGAGCGGCAGCAGTTCCTCGGGGCCGTCGCTGTGCTCGGTCGAGATCTTCCGGAACGTCGGCCAGTCCTCGACGTCGATCACCGATTCGAGGAACCGGTAGAACGCGCCGCCGACGATCATGAAGTTGTCCTCGTCGAGGGTGCCCTTCAGTTCGTCGCCGGTCGCGGCGAGCTCGAGCAGCGGCAGCGACGGCAGGACGGCCCGGCACCGGATGCGCCGGCCGTGCCAGTCGAACGTGATCTGTTCCTGCGTCGTCTCGGCCTTCGCGGCGGCCAGCTCGCCGAGATGCATCAGACGAGCCCATCGGCCGACGGGATGACACCGAAGGGTGCGGCGCCGCCCGCGGGCTTCTCGCACTTGAACTCGACGGGCAGCAGCCCTTTGTCGGGCGCCTTCTTGCGGTCGATGGTGAGCGTGCCCGACTGGATGCATTGCCGGAAGATCCACCGGGACCCGTAGTCGGAATCCCAGATCAGCTTCACGCGTTCCTCTTCGCCCGGCGTGACCGGCTCGATCAGTGTCGGCGCGGTCGGCGGGACCGCAGCGACCGACGACCCGGCGTTCAGCGCGAGCTGCAGGTTCTCCCAGGTCATCTCGGCCATCGAGAACGACAGCGTCGAGGTCGTCCCGGTCGGGACCGTGCGGATCGGGTCGTTCTCCTCGGCGACGGTGATGTCCTCGGTCGTCGTCTCGTACGCGAACGACGAGCCTTCCTCGGTGTAGCCGACCGGCCGGTAGTCGGTCGTCGGGAGCGCCGTGGTCGCGTCGGCGGGATCGGCCGCGGTGATCGGACCGACGTAGAGCAGGCCCGGGCCGAGCACGACGGCGTCGGGGTCGCCCTTCGGGTCGCCCGCCGCGAACAGCTCGGCGCGGGCGGCGCCGTTGGGGAGCTTCACCGTCGACTGGTCCGACGCGCCGCTGGCGTCGCTGGCGGTCACGTTGAACGAGCCGCCCTGGCGGTAGGTGTGTTCGATCTCGGCTTCGTCATCGGCGGGGACCTGGTCGGTGGATCCGTCTCCCCAGGCGACGGTCACGGGCCACGTGGCGCCGGTGACGTCCGCGTAGACGACGAGCGGGTCGCCGTCGGGGTCGGGCTGGTACGCGTTCAGGGAGATGGTCACGGTGCCTGCTTTCCGGTCGGGGACGGCCCGGCCTGGGGGACCTGGCGCGGGGCGGCCGCGTCGGGCGAACGGTGGGCGGCCACGGCGGCGGGCGGCGCCGGCGCGGTCGATGGGCGGGTGACGAGGTCGACGGCCAGGCGCACCCGCGGCTTGGCCGGGGTGAAACTGGTGTCGGGGTCGTAGACCGAGGTGCCGATGCCGACGCCGGCGACGACACCGAGCGGGTGGGCGCCCTTGAGGCGTTGGGCGCACACGGCGCGCACGACCTCGGCGACGCCGACCGCTTCGGCTTTGCGGTCGGCCCACGTGTCGATCTGCAGTGCCGGCGCGTCAGCCCAGAACGGGTCGCCGTCGTCGAGCATCTGGCCACCCCACCGGACGACCCGCACGAGCGGGAACACCTTCGTGTTCGGCACGGCGCCGTAGACCCGGCCGGCGACGAGCGCGGCGACGTCAGGGTCGGCGATGAGCGCGTCGATGACGAGCCGTTCGACGTCGGGCATCGTGGCGATCGTCATCGGCCCGGCCCGGGATCTTCGTAGCGCAACCCCATCTGCGCGGCGGCGTTGCGGAACGGCGCGGCCGGCCGGTTGTGGATCGTGCCGAACTCGACGAAGTGCCAGAACGACCAGGCGCCCTTCACGGCCGTGTACGCCGACTGGCGGTCGGCGCCCGACACCTGGACGCGGATCGCCCGGCGGGTCCGGCCGGTCTGCTTCGGGGTGAGCTGGGCGACGAGCTGCGCGTACTTCGTGGCGACTTCCGCGGTGCAGGCCCGCATCCCGGGCAGGAACCCGACCTCGGCGAACCCGGCGGCGTTCGGGACCCACGTGATGCGGACGTCGACGGGCGCGGCGGCGGCCATCACGTCACCGCCCGAGCGGATGCTTTGACGTGGCTGAACCGGTTGGTCTGGGGGTGCACGACGCGCACGGCCGGGCCGGTGAGCTCGAAGATGCCGAGCCCGTCGATGGTGATCCGGTCGGACGCCGCGGCGGGCACGTCGTCGGCCCACACGATCGTCCAGTCCTCGACGGAGATGATCCCGCCGTCGTCGGTGATCTCGGATGTGCGGCGTTGGGTGCCGTGCGCCCGGGTCGGGAACGCGTCCCAGGTGCCCAGGTCGTCGTTGTACGGGTCGGTGACGCCGGCGTCGGCGACGCGGCGGTGCAGGGTCGCGGGACGGCGGGCGAGCGCGGCGATGGTCACGGCCGCACCTCGGCGACCATGGGCCAGCCGTCGTAGTAGTCGTCGGGCGGGCCGACCGCGAACGGCGACGGGGTCACGAGGCTGTAGGCGCCCTTGCCGGCGGGGACCGCGGCCCAGTCGCCGAGCGCGTCCCGGTCGCCTTCGGTCAGGGTCAGGCCACGGGACGGGTATCCGACCCGGTACCCGTCGAGCGACTCGGACGACGCCATCGACGGGTTCAGGTACTGGCGGGTGACGAGCGTCGCGGTGACGGTCGTGACGACGTCAGGGGTCGTGTCGGGCAGCGGCCGGCACGCGGCCGCGACGACACCGGACGCCAACGCGATGAGGCGGTTGACGCCGGGGAGCCGGTCGGACGGGACGGGCGCGCCGATCAGCGCTTCGATGTCTTCGATCGCGCACAGCGGCGCGCCCATCTCCCCGACCCCTCGGGACTACTTCTTCGCCCGGGTGGTGCCCTCGTCGCCCTCGGTTCGGGCGGTGAGCGGCGTGGCCAGCCCGGTGGACTTGACGAGGCCGAACGGGAACGCCGGGCCGGCGGCGCGGCGGCTGACCGGGATACCGATCACGTAGCCGAGCCGGGCGAAGCACTTGAGCAGTACCTGGTTGTCCTGGAACGCCGAGACGAGCACCTTGCCGGCGGCGTCGACGATCGTGCCGTCGGTCGAGGTCTCGACCCGGATGTCCTGGCGGACACCGACGATCACCTTCGACCAGTCGCCGGTGATCAGATCGGCGATCGAGATGTCGAACGCGCCCGACGCGGACCACTCGACGGGCAGGTTCCAGATCGTGTCGTACATGCCGGCGCCGAGGTTCGGGACGAACAGCGGCTCGCCGGTCGTGGTGCGCAGGCCGCGCAGCTTGGAGCGCAGCGTGACGTCGGCGGCGTGGCCGGTCGGCATGAGCCCGTCGTTCTCGACGTCGGCCATGGCCTGGTTGATCGCCTCGGCCAGGTCGACGACGGGTGGGCCGTCGTCCGGGCTGTGAGCCACCCGGCCGGCGGCCAGCGCCTGGCCGGCGATGCCGTCGGCCGGGAACGTCGGTGGCGCGTTCTCGCCGAACAGGATCGCCGAGTCGATCGAGTACGTGATCGCGTCGACGACGGCCTTCTGCACGGCGGGCCAGATCGGGACACCGGAGTCATCGATGAGCGACTGGGGGACGGCGACGACGCCGGCGACTTCCTCGGGAACGATGTTGTCCGAGCTCCACTCGATGGTGGTTGCGGGCTTGCGGCCGCCGTGCCCGTTGACCCAGCCCGACGTCGGGAGGGTCTTGAGGATCGGCACGGACATGGCACCGGTCGGCATGGGCTGCTTGTTGGCCAGCTTCATGACGACCGACGCTTCGCTGACCGCGTCGATGATCTGGGTGCTGATCGAAGTGGGGATCAGCGTGGAGTCGATGACGGGCATGGCGCGCCGCCTCCTCTTCGATGGTCGGATACAGCTCGACCTCGACGATGGGCATCACGCCGTACGCCTCAGGTTCGGCGCGTCACGCGCCCGGTCCCGAAGGAACCCGCCGGGGACATCACGTCGCCCGGCTCGGGTTCAGTATGACCGGTCAGTCACCCGCCGCGCACGACCCGGCGCAGGTAGGCGTCGCCGTCGGACTCGACGGCCGGGCCGGGCCGGGTGCCCTGCGGCGCCGGCGGCGTCTGGGTCCCGTTCCGACCAGCCGCCTCTGCCTTCAAGTACGGCTTGGATTCGAGTAGGTCGTCGATGGCGGCGGCGATGGCGTCCCGGTCGATCTCGCCGGTGTCGTCATCGATGAACGACCCGACCTCGAGCAGGCGCACCGCGTCGGCCGGATCGGCGAGGCGGCCGCCGGCGGCGGCGCGGACCTCGGCTTCGACCATGCGGGAACCGACCTGGCCGAGCGCTTCGCGTCGGCCCTCGTCGCGGGCGGCGGCCAGGGCACGGTCGGCGTCGGTGGCGTGCTCGTCGCGCAGCTTCGCCGCCTCACGCTCGGCCGCGGCGCGGGCCCGACGCTCGGACTGCAGCGACGCCCGCAGCTTCTTGACGTCGCCGTCGTCCGCCGGGTCGGTGCCAGGATCGGGGTCGGCCGGCTGGTTCGGTTCGGGCGGGTCGCCCTCGGGAGCCGGGGTGCCGGGTTCGGGGTCGGGTGGCATCAGGCATTCACCTCCTGGAGTGACGGTGCGATCTCGGTGGTCAGGTCGATGACGTAGTCGTCGGGCAGCGGGCCGACCGCGGCCCGCTCGGTCACGGCGTTGCGCCGGGCGCCCGGGTCGCGGCCGTTGACCACGGCCGAGGTCGTGCACCGGCACGACGTGTGGATCGGGAGCAGCTCGGCCACGTAGTAGATCCGTTCGGCGGCGAGCGAGCAGAGCCGGCACGCCTTCCATCCCGGCACCCGGCGCACCCCGACGACCCGGTCGTCGCCGTAGAGGGTGGCCCGGGTGGCGTAGCGCTGGGCGAGCGCGACGTCGGTGTGCGCGTTCGCCGCGGCGCCGGCGCGGCCCGATGCCATCGCCTCGGCCCAGCTCGAGCCACGGGAAATGCCGGTGCGCGCCGTGATCACCGGTCGCAGCCACAGCTCGGCGTCGGTGAGCCCGTCGCGCAGCGCCGGCGTGGCCAGGTCATCGAGATCGATGTCGACCGGGCGGAGCTCGCCGTCGGTGAGCATCGCGACCTGGCGGGACAGGAACGTCGAGGTCAGCCGGGCGACGCCGGCCCGGCCCGGGCCGGC